CTTTCATTGCAGTTGCACTGTTTACATCACCAACAACTTCTGCACCAGCACTAGTAGCACTCCTGACCCATTTACCATAGTCGAAGAATTCGCCTTGTTTCTTTTCTGTAATTTTCATTGCTTTCCCCACTACACTTAAACTATCTTGTAGTTTATCATCGAATACATTTCTAGTTAGTTTTGCTTTAAGATCATTTATATCATCTTCTGAAACTTCAATGTCTGATGGCTGATATGCTTCGAAATAATTAACATATCCTTTTTGTTTACTGATGGATTCTAATGTATTTTTTAATCCGTAATATCTACCTGTTGCTCTTTCAATTATATCTTGTGCATCTTCATTTACATAATTTTGACTTTTAACACCGCGAACAAATGTTTTAAGTTGTGACATCTCTGACATAATTTCACCAATATGCATTCCGTGTTCGTCTCTAGGATACCCACCGTTACTTACGTGTCTTGCCATTGCCCTTGCACCTGGCAAGTAGTTATTCTCAAATTTAAATCTTTCTCCTTGAGAATTTTCAATGTAAATTGCTTTTATGTTTCTGCTTCTAGCACCCATTTTATCTTCATCAACTGTTCGGTTATGTTGTACAATTAGTTTTGCATTATTAAGATTCTGGTAACTTTTTTGCTTACTTCCGTATAATTTGCTTTCCATGGTAAGTTCTTCCTCTGTTTTATTCTGTTTTGATAGAAACGCAAAATCTTTTTTATCTAGTCTTGCTTTGGAGATATTCTTTGTTTGATAATTAAGCATATTACGAGCAGAGAATTTACTTAGTCCTTTTAAGAAATCATACCATTTGTTTTTAAGTTTTATATTAACATTGTCAGTTATATCGTTAGAGAAGTAAACCTTTAGTATACCAGTATCAACTATACTAACTACTACACTGCCTAGTCTTTCTCCGTCAGCACTAAAATCAAACTCAAAGAAAACTGCTTCGCTAGGCACTAGTGTCTGCGACCCGTCTTCTCTTCCTAGGGTTAAGTTCTTAAATTGTCCTTTTAACTTACTAAATAAGTCTTGTGGTGTTGAGTCTATCATGATACTGTATTTATTACATTTTACATTATTACAAATGGCATTGGTTGCATATCGTAGTCACTTCCGTCGCTCATTTGTGTATCTAATTCAGGGAGATAGTTCTTTAGTTCGTTAGCCATTCTCAAAGAAAGTATAAGACTCATAACTAAGTCGTCTGTTTCTCCTGTTTTGGCTGCATAACTACCTCCACTAGCAACAAAGCATTTAAGTTCGCTAACCAATAACTTACTGTTAACTTTTAATCTACTACTTTCAACTAGTGTTTTTAGTTTACTACATGCAGTTATTTTACTTCTTTGTGTAGTGTTAAATCCTTTACGAAACTGTTTACTATTGCCATGAGCTCTACTTTCACTTAAAAATACTCCAGGAATTGCTTCTTCTCCTATTTCTGCAATAGTTACTAGTGCAGCTTCTCCTATACTATTATTCTCAACACTATAGTATACACTGTTAGCATCTTGTGTATCTTCTACAATAAATTGTATAATTTGTCGCATTATCTGTATTTGTTGAGGTATAGGAGTTTTATTATGTCTCCATTCAGCAACTTGTATCATTGTAGGCACTTCTAGTACTTGAATTGCTGCTGGATCCCCTCCTGTTCCAAGACTAGGATCTAGTGCTACTAAGTATGTCATTCCTTGTTTAGGATTCGCATACCATCTAACAGTTCCTTGTTTGCTAATAGGGTCTTCTCCTCGCATACCTGTTAGAACTAAACTATCAACAAGAGTTTCATCATTGATAATGAATTCACAATCATGCTCACGTCTAAACCGTTCTTCTCCAATACGACCTAGTTCATCTTTTTTCCATTGTTCGTCTCTATCTGGATGTTCGTGCCAATAACTACGGTATGCTTTAAACCCGTTTACTCCAACTGCACCTGGTAGTTCATTTCCGTGTTCATCAAAATTCTTATTTGCATCTCTCCAAATAATAGCAAATTGATCTTCGTCGCTGTTAGGTGTGCTTGTAATAATAGCACTACCACCTGTTGCTAGAGTAGGAGAAATACTAGTCCAAAATTCTCTAGCAATAGTGTTACGAACAAATGCAAACTCGTCACTATACAAAAGTGAGATACTTAAACCTCTTCCTGTGTTTTCAGTTGTTGCTTGTGCAATAATACGACTGCCGTTATCAAACTCTATACTACCTTTGTTATAACTAGTAACACCAGCACGAATATGATTAGGGCATAATTCATATGCATAACGTATACGTTGCATAATCTCTTGTGCACCTGCATACTTGTGTGCGGCAATAAGTATTATGCTATCAGGCACAAACATTGCTCTCCACAATAAGTAACCTGCCGCAGTAGTAGTCTTTCCTGTTTGACGAGGCAACATGTTAATGTTAAATCTGTAATTATGATATGTCTGTAGTAATCTTTCTTGATACTCGTATGGGTGGTATTTTATTTGACCTTGTACCGGATGTTGTATATTAAAATAGTTTGTTAAAAAATAAAAAGGCCCGGTTGCAGAATCTGTACACTTTGCAAATTCAAGTATCTCTTCATTTGTAAATACTTCTTGCTGGTTGGCTTTTTTTATTAATACGCCATCTAAACTTTTGCTCATACTAGTACTTAGTATACTTAATTTTAGTCTTCTTTCTTATAGATACTAAAAATACCATATGCTAATCCTGCGATTGCTACCCATTTAATAATTGGAGTTGCCATTAATGCTATTGCACTAATTGCAATTATAACTGCTCCGTCCCACGAAGTTCTTTCTATTGTTCTTGCCTTAACCCATTCAATTATAGCCATTTTCTGCTCCTTGCTTTATTTAAATATAAAACGGTGCCTAAAAAATAGACACCGTTTAATAAAGTATTTTTTAAGATTAATGTATCTTATGATTGTGCAAAAACTGATGTGCCGTTAACGACAGAAGTTCCTGAACTCTCTAATCTTGCTTCGAATCTCCAAACTGATCCGTTAAAAGTGATGATAGCATAACTACCTACACCAGGACCTGCATTAGTTAATCCAACTAAATTAGCAAAGTCATCAGCAGTACCATCAGCGAGATCAACTGCGAAGTTTAGACCTGCTAAACTACTTGTTGCGCCAACTGGTTTGTATATTGCTGATTTAGCCATATAAAACTGACTAGCAGTACCAATTTTCATAGTTTGACCGTTACTTCCTAACACATGGTATTCAAGGATAATAACATCACCTAATGATGAATTAGCATATGTTGGTAGAGTTACAGTCATAGCATTACCATTAGCCGGTGTCATATAATGTGTACCTGCAGCCAATAATATATCACTACCGTTTGCTAACTGTGTTTTAGCAGTTATACTTGCTCCCATCAGTCCAGTTGGACTGGCTTGAACAACAGAATCTTGTAGTAATCTAACACCACCTGCTGTTGATCCGTCTGAAATTTTAAAACTGTTTGTGGAATCATCGAAGAACAAGTCTCCGTCTTTTCCTGTGTGTGCTCCAATTGCTTGGTTAATTACTTTGCCACGAATTTTTCTTAAAGCCATTTTGTTTTCTCCTTTAGAGTTTACGACGTCCTAGGTCTACAGAGTTTAGTCTCCATAAGTCTCACACTTTGGTGAGCACATAGTATTTATTAATCTAGTCACTAAAATAGCACCTAACGGTGCTATTGAGTTATGTTTTAATTATTTGTTTTGGTTGTTTAGTTCTGCAATGAATTTATCATATTTTGTATAAAAACTTTCATAAACATCATCAACCTTAAGTGGTTTAACATTCATTGGATTGTCTCCACCTGCGGCTGCTGGATAATGTGTCTTAGGACCGTTTAGTCCTCCACTTAAACCAACCATCTGTTCTTCTGAATCGCCGTATTCTTCGTTAGGCTCATTAGCATACTCTTCGATCTTTTCTGCATAGTTTTCAAATCCTGCTAATTGTAATATGTCCTGTAGTTCTTGTACTGGAACTTCTACACTTGCTTCTTCTACACTTGCTTCATTAGTCGCACTTTCTACAAACATTCTAATCATTTCAGCATTGTCTTCAATGTCATCAGTACCTGTAATTTGTTCTAACTCTTGCATGTATGCTTTAGTAATAGGCATTTCATCAATAAATGACATTGGGTCGTCTTCAAATTTATCTTCGCCGTATTTTTTTATCATTGCGTCAACTTCATCTTGTTCCATTGCATCTGTTGCGATGCCACTATTCATCGCCCACTGAACGTAACCTTCTGGAAGGCTATCACCATTCCTGCCAATATAGTTTTCATACTTTTCTACCCAAGAAATCATATCATCTTTTCTATCTTCTTGTACTGGAACTTCACTATTTTCTTTAATCATAATGTTGTTACTACTTGAACCCATAACACCACCTAAATAAAGCATACGATCTAATTCTGTTTCATCAGATTCTACATCTTCATGCACTTCATTTACAGATTCTAAAACGCCATCTGATAAATCATCTGCAACAGAATCTAATTCGTCTTTTAATTGCATTAATGTAGCATCGTCTAATGCTTTTACTAATGAATCTAAATCTTCATATTTTTCAAACATCTGGCTAAACATAGGAGCATTGTCGTCTAAGTACTCAAGTGCTGCATCATCATATTGACCTACAAATTCATAAACTGCATCGTATGCCTGTTTAACTGCGTCTCCGGCTGATGATTCACTTATTGTTTGTCCACCAGGTGCTTCGTTTACACTTTCGTTCATTTTATCTTTAATTTCTTGTTTGATCTCATCATACTGATCTGCCATGCCAGGATATTTTTTTGCAAATTCTGCTTTAGTCATGCCCTCTTCGACATCCTGCATCATGTCTTTTACAGCACTTTCTTGAACAGTTTTTTTAGCAACTACACTATGAGTTTTACCTGCAGCAACAATACCTGCTTGTATATCTTCGTTATCGTAATTCTCTGCTATTTCAGACAGTTTTTTCATTACATCAATCATATGCATTTTATTTTCCTTCTTTTGCAAATTCGTATTTACGAGTCTCGATAGTTTTTAACATGTTCTCGTTATATTTGTCGCCGTAAAGTGAATCAACTTTAATTTCTTTTTGGTCTTTATATTCTGCATCATCTAATTTTGCAGTATATACTTCACCTTCTTGTTCTAAAGATTCTTCTCTAGCGATTTCTTCAGGATGATCTTTATTAATTACAACTATCTCATTTGGTGCTATGCCAACTGCATGTTTAAGATATTCATATAACACATGTGCAGTAACTGGATAGTTAACCTCCGCATCCATTATATAAACCTCTGCATTAGTTAATGTTTGAAAGTCCATTGGATGTTCTTGGATAGGAGTTTTCTTAGGCTTACTAAGACTTTTTAAATCAAATTTTCCAAGTGCATCTTCTAGCATATCCATAACTTCGTCTTCAATCATATTTGCTATTTTGATTCTAAAGTTATAAGTTGTGTCACTTTCTGTTAGATAATGTTTGAAAGTTTTCATAGTTGTCATCCTTTATTATAGTGTATTTATACATTTTTGCCTAGAATTTCGTTAAGAAGAGTATTACGATCTACTACCATTCCTTGTCCATCTGCAGGAGTATCAGGGGCATTTTGTTTATTTTTAAGATCTAATGTTGCTTTTTTGATTTGCAAATCTACCATTTTAAGTTTTTTATTAACTTTATTAGTTTTAGCAGTCAGTGCAGTATCTAACATTCTACTTGCGTTATTAAATATCTCTCCTGCAAACCTAGCCTCTACGTTCATTCCTAAGTCCATTAAGTCTTGAAAGGTTTGTCTAGCAGTTTCAGCAATGTCATCTAGTTCAGCATCTGTAGTTTCTAAATCTCTTACAGTTGGTAATGCGGCATCAATCTTACTAACACTATCTAATGTAGTGTTAAGTTGAGTTATCGTAAGTTCTTCTTTTGGTTGTTCATCTACTGAATTATCTTCGTCTTCTAAGTCAAACAATTCTTCTAATTTCTTTGTCATTTGTTTCTCTTAAACAATCTCTACAAATACAATCATTATATTTGTAGTTGATTTTACCCCTAGGTTCATTATGACACCAGCAAACATGCCATCCTGATGTATCAGGGTTACAAGTAAATTCTTTATCACACAATTCACATGTTTTATACATTATTATTACTTATCTATTTTTCTTACCTTGGTGAAATATATCTGATTCAGTAACAATTCTAAAATTTAGTCCTTGTCGTTGACACCATTTAGACGCCGCTTCCCATTTAGCATGGTTAATTGCTATTGCTAATCTATCTCTTTGGCTAGTTTTTTCTGTAAGTCTTGTTTGTCCACTTGGCTTTATTTCAATAAGTTCAGCACGTTTTTTGCCAGTCTTGTTTTGATAAACAATAAGAAAATCAGGAACATATATAGTTTGTTTTCCTGTTAATGGGTTTCTATAAGGTATCTTAACTGATTCACTTGCCCATTGTATTACACTCGGATGATTGTCACAGAAACGCATAAAAGCATGTTCCCAACTACTTCTATAAGTTGGTTTTTTAAGTCCAGCATACTTGTTGGTATTTGCTATTTCGTATAAACCTCTTGCCCACTTGTTAGCCATAATCAAGCCTTAACTTGTTGTGATACTCTAGCAGGTACTTGTTTGTTGTTTGTATACCCTAATAAACTCGATCCTAATCTACTACTGTTTAAAAGTAAAGGTATACTAAGTCTAGGATCAGTACTTTCAAATTTACTAATAACCTCATGAGCATATAGGTTTAATTCATTTATTGAATTTAATATCGCAGCAATAAGTGCCGCTGCTGCTTGTTCGTTGGGTGTTCGCTTGACACAAAACGACTTAACAAGTTCATAATCATTGTCTGTAAATTTTCCTTTAGGACTGAATTGTGTGGAAAAGAATTCATTGACTCTTGCATCTACGTTGTCGTTAATATTTGTTATAGGTAAAGCAGTGTTTTGTGTTGTCATTTGCAGTATTCTTCCCAATATTTTAATCTATCGTTGTACGAAGTTCTTTCTTCATCGTGTTTCTTTAATATCTCCATATAATGTTCATAGTCGATTATCATATGTAACTGGATCCAGTGCTAGAAGATGATGCTGAAGTGGAAGTACTCTCTCCGCTATCAGTTGTTGTGCTAGATATTGTTGTTGTTGTACTTGCCGGTGACCCTGTTGACTCAGAACTAGTTTTTCCAAACTGCAAAGATGCTTGTCTGGATAGATCTGATATTTCTTTTTTAAGCGATGAGTTACTGGGGTCGTTATTAAGCAATTGAGTAAGATTCAATACTCTATTCGCAATCTCAGTCTTCTTCCTGGCTTTTGTGTTAGAACTATTAGTTAAGTCTCGTTGATCACCGTCACTTAACTTTCTAAAACTACCAGCACTACGAGTTGTTTTGGGCACAACTGTACCGTTGCCCATATTAAAAGGATCAGAGAAAAATGATCCTGCTAAATTAAACGCAGTATTAAATATATTACTTCTGTTACTCGATACTACACCTGATGGTGAATTATTACCAAACAAAGCAGTTCTATCAACAGGCGAGCCTGTTCCACTTAATCCTTCTCCTGTGTTAACCCTGTTATTATCTCCAACTAACGCAGTAGGGAGTATTACATCAGTTAAAGGATTCTTACCTCTCAATATACTACCAACTGCTCTTTCTAAATCTTTTTCAAATACTCTTCCTAAGTCTGCATCTTTTGTATTATTAAATATAACTGAACCTTTAATAATTGCACCTAATAAGTTTCCACTTGCTAGGTCAGAAGTAACAGTATTAATTGCATCAACAAGACCACCTTGATAGAAGATACTATCAGTAACTCCTCCGCCGAATACACCTAATGGACTTGGACTATTATCATAGTGAACATCAGTAAATCCTTTAGGGTTTATGTTGTTTACAAATCCTGTGGCATACTTCACTGTTTCGTATTGAATGTTCATAGTATGTTGCATTAAACTACTGTTAGCATACGAATGAGTATCGTGCCCAAAAGCATTTATTATAGGATTAATTAATGTATATTCTGCAAATCTTTTTTGTAACATAGAATAGATTCTAATGTCTTTAAAAAATCTTTGATTTCCATCACTAAATCCAAACTCGTTGCCTCTATATCCACTATATCTATCATTGGTACTATAGGCCCCGTTTCCTAAGGCGTATTTACTATCGTTATAAAAGAAATTTGCGTAAGTATGCAATACACTTCTGATAAGATCTCTTTGATCATCATGGAATACAACATTAACAGGGTTATAATTTAATTTATGCTGACTATGCACTTGTCTGTTATACTGGTTGTGTGTTTGTACATCGATATTAAAACTAGGTAGATCAACACTCTTAACTAACATATTCATTTCTAACTTGTCTATATTATCAAATAAAGATGCAGCCTGAGGTGTAAAATTAAACACAACATGAAAAAGATTACTATATCGTGGTTGCAACTCGTAGTTGTTATCTATGAACAACCGAGATGCATGTTGGAAGTCTTTTATCTGGTCGCCTTGAGATAAGGCGTTTAGTAATGAGTTAACACTAGTCATGGATTACCTCCTTAACCGGTTACAGTTTGACCTATTGCTCTCGCAACTGTTGCTCCAACACCGTCACCAATTGGACTCTGAATTGCATTATCATATCTAATACTTGCAGTAATTGTTACTGCTTCATTTGATGCATAGTTTAAGTCGTTATAGTTTACGTTGGTTAAGAAACAACCATATAATTCCCATGTTTCAAGAACATTAGCAACGCTGGCTCCGTTGCCACCGTCTAAAATTTCAAACCTTGTTACAAATTTATAGTCAATGCCTGAAGTTGCACTAGCCTGTTCCATGAAGTCAAATTGTTTCTGAACTTGCTCGCCTAACAATCTGCTAACTGATCCGTTAACGTCGTCTCTAAAGTTAACTGATATTGGATCCCAACTATGTTTTCCTGCAACATATGCTCTACTATTGTAGATTGGAATTTCAATTTCTTCAAATGTTAAGTTTGGTCTTGTTATATCCATAACCTGTTTAGTTAGTTCTGTACGTGGAGTAGACACACCTAAGTTTTCAAACAAAGCACGGAAGCGATATTTAAGTTTTGGCATAAGCAAACCTTGCGAGTTTGCTGATTGATCACTGTCTAATGGTACAGTAAATTTGGTTAGTGATGAAACTGACATATTGTCTGCCTCCTTCTCTGTGTTATTTTATAATAATATTTATCAAATATCTTTCGTAAAAAATGGGTGGTATTTGTAGTACCACCCATTAATTTCGTTATTTTAGGTGTCTAAAACAGTTATACTACTGCACTTGCACTAGCAATGTTGCCTGAAGCAATTTCGCCTGTGTTCTTAAGTCTAATTGGAATAAAAATAAACTCTGCAGACTTAACTGGCTCAATCGCTATATCAACATATAGTTCATTACGATCAATTCTAGTATTAGTATTGTTCGTTTCGTCACAAACTACTAAGAAATCAAATATACCACGTTTTGAAACTAGGTCATTCATGATTTGTTCTACTTGTTGTTTTAGTTCGTCTCTTGTAATCTTGTCGTTTGGCTCGAATACAAATCCCAATGCAGTTGCTTGTAATACACCTCTTAAATATCCAACTAGCCTAGAAACATTAATTCTATCTAAACTACTAGTGCTTGCTGCTCTAGTCTTGTTACCATAGTTCAAAATTCCTATGCCATTAAAGAATGTAATCGGATTAATTCTATTTGAGTAAAGTGTATCTCTTAAACTTTCTCTAACATTGTCTGTAACAAACTCACCAGTTGCAGCATTAATATAACCAATTGCAGTTACATTATCAACTAAGCCACGTCTTGTACCTGCTGGAGCAAACCACTGGAATGATTGATCATCACTTCTACTAATTGTTCTTAGCATCATATGACTTGCTGGAACAGCAACAGTATTTCCACTAAGGTCATTTGTTTGTCCTGGTGGATAAAATATACCTAAGTAAGGATCTGCACTTACTAGTCCATCTTCACTACTATCTGCAGATACATTAGTATTACTTGCCCAATTTTGAATAGCAGTACTTGTTGCTTCTAATCTCATGCTTGTGTCACCAATTATAAATGCAGTATTGCGTCTGTCGTTGTTTAATGAAACCATGTTACTTATTAACTCAGGATAACCAGGAGATGCAATAATATTAAAGTTTCTACTATCTTCTCTTAATGCTTCACTAGTATCGATAGCCGATTTCATTGCCTCTACTACAATTTGTCTAACCGCTTTTCTGCCCAGGAATGGTGATCCATCGTTTCTATTACCACTTACTGTTACCCATGCATCCTTTTCGTTTGGAAGTGTTGGATAAAGTGTAGTATCTGAAAAGTTAGTTCTTGAGAAATAATTACTTCTATACTGTTTTACACTCAGACTACTGCGTCTTGTATTAAACAATAAAGTACCTCTAGCAAAAAGTGTAGGATCTGGAACATCTAAGTCCACAACACTAAGACTCTGTAATGCAACTATTGTAGGAATAGTTCCTGTTACTATATCAGTAGTTGTGTCTGACATAAATCTTGCATCTGCAAAAAGTATACCGTTCTCCGTCAATTGGTCTGTGTTATCAATTAATACCCAAACATTTTCACTGGCTGCGTTTACTTGATATCTATAAATTTTAGGATAATTTTCTAAATCACTAGTATCAATCCACAAATCTCCTGTTACCAATGCAGTTAAATCAGTTTGTACAGTTGGTTCAGTTACACTCATAATTGGGCCTAACGGATCTGTGTTTGCTAAGTTAAATCCTCTAGCATCACTGGTTACCGTCTTATAACCTTTCCAAGTACCGCCATTTTGTATCAGTATGTCTGCTTCTGTTCCGCCATGAAACCAATTTCTATTGTTTACTGGATCTGCGTCTGGAACAGTTATACTTGCAGTATAAGTCGGAGCAACCCAGTTACTTAAAATTAAGTCACTGCTATTACCTGCTCTAACTTGTCCAGTTGTAATTGCAACTACAATACCTGCAGTTGCTAGTGGAGTTCCTGTTGTATCTTTCAATATAATTACAC